ATGAAAATTATTGTTAATAACAATTCATATGAATTCATAATATGAAAATATTGATATTAACAATTCATATGAATTCATATTATGAAAAAGGACTTAAAGATATTGCAATTAATTATAATATAAAATGGAAAACTTTACTATCACTATTGATAACAAACGCATTTATGATTTTTATAATACTAATACCAATATTAATATTGAATCTATGAATTTACTTTTATTAGATTTTATTGAATTATTAAACTCTGATATGAGCAAAATATTTACTAACACAAAGCTTGGAGAGATAATGGACAGCGTTAAAGATATTAAACAGCAGATTTCTTTATTTAGTGATAATCTCTCTTTAAAATTGCACGATAACAATAAAGAATTTATTGATACATTTAAATTAATCATAGGTGTTTCATCTAATGATAATAATGATAAAATTATACAATTAATGAATAAAAATACAGAGAGCTTTATTGAGAGAATTAATATTACTCTTCCAAAATCGCAAGATGATACAAATAAACGCATCCAAGATAATTTATTTGAATTTAAAAAATCTATAAATGATGATATTAGAGTTTTCTTGCATCAAGTCCATTCTGATAATAGTCTCCGTGATTTCATTTCTACAATTGAAAATAAAATTCAGATTATGCAACAACCAATTTTTAGTTTAGTATCATCTAACAATACTACTATACAAGATAAACTTAATTATATGAGAGAAGAACAAAATTCAATTAAAACTACAAACGATAGAGTTTTTACAGAATTAAATGATTTTTTAAATAAATATAAATCATCTTCACAATACAAGGGACAGGTATCCGAAAATATGATAGAAAAAGTATTATCACAACTTTATGCCTCTGGAGAAATTATTAATACTACTGGCTTAACGGCTCAAGGAGATTTTATGCTTAGGAGAGAAAATAAACCTAATATTATTTTTGAAAATAAAAATTATGAGCAACATATTCCTATTAATGAAATTAAAAAATTTATTAGAGATGTTTCTGAAAATAATTGTGATGGAATAATCATGTCTCAAATTTCTGGTATTGTTTCCAAAAATGATTATCAAATAGAAATTAATAATGGGAAAGTATTAATTTATTTACATTATGTTAATTATTCACCTGACAAAATTAAAACAGCTGTTTCCATCATTGATCACCTATCTGAAAAATTAAATTCTATATCAAATTTTGAACAAAATAATGGAATTAATATTAGACAAGAAAATTTAGATAGGATTAACGAACAATACAGAACATTTATACTGCAAAAAGATATTTTAATTAATACAGCAAAAGATATTCAAAAAAGATTAATTTCTCAAATAGAGGAATTACAAATTCCTGATTTAAAAATATTACTTGATGACAAATATGCATCTATTCAAACGACACAATTAAATTGTAAATTTTGTAATTTATCATTCCAAAATAAAAAAGCATTAGGGTCTCATCTAAAAGTGCATAAAACAAAAAATGGGGTTGTTATTAATGCCGAATAATATATTTTATTTTTCTATAATATTATTTCTTATATTTATTAATTATTTTAAAATAATTAATAAATTTCAATAAATTCAAATACTTATATGGTGCCGATTTTTAATTTATTCGTTAAAATTTAAAAATGAGGTCGCATGTAGAAACCATCGTATTGAACTATATAATTTATATATATTATATGATACCAATATTATAACTATAATTTATACATAATAACTATTTAATCAATTTCTCTCTTATATCTTCTGTTAAATGAATTTTATCAGAGATATTATCTATAATCTTATCTATTTTATTGTCCATTGTATCCGTTACAGATTTAACTATATGGATATAAGTATCTTTTATTTTATCATTCGCCATCCAATTAGGTTTATCTGCTACATATTTATTAATATTTTTTGTTTGAATTTTAGATATACTAGCAACTAGATCATTTGTTTTCTCTCTATTAATATCTTCTATCCAGTATTCTTCTCCTTTAATAAACATTCTTTTCCGTTTTTTATCACTACACCATAAAGGTCTTTGAATCATAGGTATTCTCTCAAGATTAGAGAGAAATAAATTAGAAATACCCTTAACTAAACCATTTTCTTTTGTATATAGTAAATCAGCAATATTTACTTGTATTGTATCTATAAAATCTGTTATAGACATTGCATCTTTACACGTATCATTTAAAAAAACTTGAATACTAACATTATTAGTATTATTATTAATAGTATTGCCTATTTTGGGTAATATTTCTTTAATGGTATTTTGCAATTCTTTATTTTGATTAAACATTTCTAAAAACATTTGTTTATAATCTATTTTTTCTTCTTCTTCTATTTTTACTAGCGTTTCAGTATTATTTATTATTTGTATTTCTTCCAATTTACAAGTTTTTTTATGAGTATATAAACTTTGCTTATGTGAATATTCTTTACAGCATTTATCACATTTATATTTAATTGGGATTTTTTGGGATATTTCGTAAGTATTAGTAAGTTTATAATGTTTAATGGTGTCAAGGTGTTTTTTATAATCTTTTTTACTACTCGTTATATAATGACATTTAATACAATCATAATAAGTGGGATTTTTAGGGATTTTTTTATAAGTATCCATAAGTATATATATACTTACTATAAAAATCCCTTTAACTTATTTATTAAAAATAGTGAAAAATGACTTTAGACCATAATGCTCTTATTTTCATTTTTTTATTATAAAATTATGCTTTGGGCTATTTTTCTTGTTTTTTTCAAATCTATTTTGGATTTCTAAAAAATGGACAAGGTTTTTCTATGTCCAAAATCAAAAAAAGTCCTATAGATTTAAAGTTAAAAAAGATAAAAATCTATGGTCTGGTATATTTAAAGGTATTATATCATATTATTTAGATGTAATATGGTATAATATAAATTTATATATCATTATTAGAGAATAAATGAAATAAATAATAAAATTGAATGAATATTATAAAATAAAGGATATTTTAAATACACATATATAATGACACAATTAATTACTTATGAAAGCGGTTCTTTTAATAAAAATAATAATTTATTATTTAATATTTTATATGCTATTGTATTAATATACACTTGTTATATATTTATTATAGAAAAAGAAAAATATAATAAAATATTTATTGATTTACACCTTTTTTCATTTCAAACGCCCATTTTATAGATATAATTATAATGAAAAATAAAATATATTTCATTTTGTAAATTGTAATAAGATATTTGTTTATTTTTGTTATAATGTAAATCATACTGATTTATAAATGTTGAAACTTGTAATAATCCTTTATAAACAGATAAAAATCCATTATCGTATAAATTATGACAATATCTACACATAAATTCTACAATATTTTTATCATTTTTTTCATTATTATTTAATATACATCTTGGTTTTAGATGTGCTGTTTCTAATAAACACATTGGTAGTTTTTTTTCACAAATTATACACATTTGCGTTTTATTAGTAATTAAATAATTTCTCAATTGTTTTTGTTCTTGTCTAATCTCTCTTAATTCATATTTTATATTATTTTTACTATATTTTTTATAAAATTTAATAATAATTTTTGAATAATAATACTTATTGTCATTTAATATTACATTACCTTCATTTAATAATTCATAATTTTTGTTATTTAAAAAAATAATGTTATTTTTAATTAATTTTGTCAATTCTGTTTTTATATCATTTATTTCAACTAAATTATCATACCGAAATTTTATATAATTATATATATTTAATAGTGTGTTGTTATCCTGTAAAATAAAAGAATTAATAATATAATCTTTCATATTATTAATATTTGTAAATTACTTTTAAATCAAATTATAATGAAACCATAATATTATAACCTCGTTTACCAGGATTATTATTTACATCAACTCCTTTGCTTTTTTCTTCTTTGTAATTTATTTTTTTAAACTCTTCTTTAAATTTTTTCTGCGTTTTCAAACATTTTTTACCATTTATTTTGCACCAAATTTCATATATTTTAAATATATCTTTTAATCCAAATCTTAAGTTTGTTTTTTCTGTTTTTTTACAACATGAATTTGCGAATAACAATATATCACTATTAATTAATGGGTCTGTTGAAATGTTTGGTTGTATAACATTTTTAACAGGTAGAGGATCTACTATATCTAACGAAATAATTTCTGGTTTATCTTTATCAAACAAATATAACCAACCATCAGGAGTTTTCCAATAATATTTTTCTGGAAATTTATTGTCGTCTTCTATAAAATCATCTCCATCTTCATTTGTATATCCGTGAGTATTTGCTTGTTTATATTCTTCTTTAAGAACCGAATATTTAACTTTATCACCAATTACGATGTATGGAGTTTTTTTTATGCAGTCATTTGTATGAAAAGGTAGAGATTTTTTTTCTGGTTTTTCAGCAAGTTTAAGTATATATTTAATTTCACCATTATTATCATAACCTACCCATGCTCTTGTAGCGTATTTTTTATTTGATTTTAAACCGTTATGAATGCCATGAGTTGAATTATTACCATAATTTTTTAATTTATTATAAAGTTCATTATATTCCCAAACTTTTAAATTTTCATTTGCTAAACAACATATTTGTTTTCCATTGTCATTTATGGCTGGGTTATGTTTTTTTTTACCAATCTGCTCAAAACGCTCATTTAATTCATCAATTGTTAAATTATAAAATGTATTGATATTCCATTCTTGACCATACTTATCAATAAATTCATCAATATTCATTTCTTGTATTTCATTAATACATATATAATCAGGTAATTTAGTTTCTTTACACCATTCATCTATTTCAGCATCATTCATATCATCAATAACAATTAATTTATAACCATTATTTTTGCTATCATAATGTTTAATTGGTTTTAAATTTTTTCGTTTCTTTGACACATCAATATATTTCATATATTTACCAAACTTAAAATCTCCATTATCTATTATACTTTCTAATAAATCTTTGATTTCTTCCCAACTCTCACAACTCATAATATATTTTTCAATTTCTTTTATAAATTTTACATAAAAATTCTGTATTACATCTTGTAATTCAGGAGTCGTCCATAAAGTAAGTTTCATACTCCCATTTTTAAGTTCTAAGTCGTTATATTTCCCTTGTAATCTTAATCGTTGTGAAATGTCAGTGCAGTTTAATGATGCGTGAGACACAAAATACTGGTCTGTTAAATGTAATGAATAATTATCATAATCGTCACTTGTAAAAGAATATCCCCTTTCTCCATATTTACCTGTTATTGTTATAATTGTTTTACATAAAATTTGTCTATCGCTTTTTTCAAATAAAATTCTTAATAATTTATAAACAAATTTTATATTTAATATTTTTGTATTTATATTGAAATAGCAATAATTATTAGGTAGTTTTTCAGATTTTTCAGTATCTATAGATGAGCCGTATATTCCTCCTGATTGCCATAATCTTTGACTTGTTGATGATTGTTTTGAGTCCCATTTAGACCAATATTTTATTTCTTTTTCATATTTTTTTGAAAAATATAATCTTAAACAATTTCCATGATATATTACGATAAACAAATTGGGGAAATCTTTAACTATTTTATCTACTAAACAAAATTGATTAGCTCTTATTTTTTCTTCACTAATCAATAACGAATTATATTTAATTGTAGGTCTTTTAAGTAATTCTTCTATTATTTTTTTTATATTAATATTATAATCTCCAACAATATCATAACATTTTTTTTTTTTATGATTTTCTGTATCTTGATAATCCCACCAAGATCCAACAAGTGTTGTGTTAAAATTTATAGAACTATTAAATAATCCAAAATAATCATTTGACCTTTTCATTTTATGAACCTTTGATATTTTAATTTGTATATCAGTATGGTCGCTTAATCTTGTTGTTATATTATATAATAATGAATGTGCTGTACCTGTAATATGTAATGCGTATTTTACTTTTTTATATATTTTGGCAAGCAATATTTCACACGCAGTGGAATCTTTTTTATCATTATCATTAGTTCTATCATTTGAAGATGTAGGACTCATTAAATCACTTTCGTCAACTAATGTGGTTATATTCACAAGTTCATCATTATAATAAATATACTCACTAAATTTCGTATTTAGTTTTGCTAACTGAGTATGGTTCATTAAACAACAAAAAATATCATTTGAATTGATTGCTTCTTTATTACTTAATTTACTAATAATATCATTACTATTTATATCTTTTAGTTCTGGAAGTTTATAATCTTTCCAATATTCAACATTTGTTTCTTCAAAATATTCTTGAAGCTCATTATTAAATTCTTGAAATAATGTTTTTATAAATTGAATATTAAAATTATAATTTTCTGTTCCAATAATATCATCTTGTAATTGTTTTTGGTCTATTGTCAAATTTCTAAAAATGTATAAAACTGGTCTTTTTAGTATATGAACCGAAATCCACATAATTATGCACGCTTGAACTCTTTTTCCAAGTTGTATATCTCCCCATAATAATTCTACAATTGATTTTTCATTATCTTCTAAATTAAGTGCATTTAATAAATCTTCTTCAAATGAAGGTAAATTAATGTTTTTTGGGATATGTTTTAATTTTATTGGGTTATTTCCCCAATTATGTCTTTCTAAACTTTCTTCATTTATGTATTTACACTTATTTAACATAACATTTATAATTTTTTCAAGTGGTTTTTTAAATATTTCATTTCTTTTTTTGAAAAACGTATTTATTTTATCTTGTAGATATGTCATTTGTATCATTTATCATTTATATATATTATAAAGGCAAATCTTTAAATTAATTTTTATTTATAAAATAAAAATGCCTTGTAAAAAAATGCCTATTTATATTAATTATAATATTATAATAATATAAATAATGTCTCTCCAATGTGCGAAGGTAAAGGAAGATTTATTAATCTACTTGATAAACAAATCTTTAAAACATCATATATAAATTTATTAAATACACATCCAACATTATTTAGACGTACTAAATGTGTAGATGATTAT